TTGAATCAATGGGCATTTTTTGTCCAAACCAACCTTGTTAGTGGATTTTTGACCTCTACGAATACGGGCGTTTTGCCGCAGACAGTCAACACCAACAGCAATACAACTGGCATTAGCATCAATAATGCAACGGCAACCAATCAAGCAACCACAGCAACCAACCAGAACACAACTGCAACTAACCAAAACACGGGTGGTGGTGGAGCGCACAACAACCTCCAGCCCTACATCGTCCTCAACTACATCATCAAGGCATAATTATGAGCGAACCACTTTCACCCCCGTTTGACTTCACTAATTTTCGGTCGTATTACCCCAATGAACCAATAATCAATTTGGTGCGTCACTACCGCAACTACCTCTTGCTTGCCTCCGACTGGACGCAACTACCTGACACACCCGTCGACCGCCAAGCGTGGGCCGACTATCGGCAGGCTTTACGCGACTTCATGGAGACTTACGACGGGACGGAAGCGAACCCCGTATTTCCACCACCCCCCGCCTGAAATTAGGTAGCCTCTCAGCGACAACCTGCCAATGGAGGAACCGTGACCAAACCAAGCCTGCTGGATTCGATCCGCTCCGAGAACCGTCGAGGGGTCGGCCCGAACTGTTGGGTTGCCCAAACGATGGCAACCATGAGCAACCAAGACCGAGCCGACCTTGAGACCGCGTTCGCCGATCCGAACATCCAACATTCGGCAATCGTCCGAGCATTACGCAACCGTGGCATCGAAGTAAAGCCGTCAGCGATCCCACGGCACCGGAAGAAGGAATGCTCCTGTGAGCCTCGCTGACGACATCAACGCTGAGAACAACGATCTGACTTCGGTCAACCGGATTCGCCGTCAACGCGACCAGTTGAACCAGGAGAACCTGCGCCTGATCCAGCGTCTCGAGGAACTGGAACGTGCGCTCAACTTCGTGGACTCGGCTACGAACACTCAACTCGCACCGCCGAAATGGCTGGTCAGCCCCCCGTCGGGACGCAAGAAACACGCCACTTTGACCCTGCTCCTGTCAGACACCCACTTTGACGAGGTGGTTCTGCCCGAAGAAGTTGGCGGTCTGAACGCCTACAACCGGCGTATCGCAGAACTACGGCTTCAGGCGTGGGCGATCAACGCCATCAAGATCGCTCGCCATTATCTGGCTGGCGTTACTTACGACGGGGTGGTCATCATGCTGGGAGGCGACATCTTCTCCGGCGACATCCATGAGGAACTAGCCCAGACGAACGAGGACACGATGCTCGGCTCGCTCCTGCATTGGTCGGAGCAACTGTGCGCGGCTTTGACCCTGTTCGCAGACGAGTTCGGGAAAGTCCATGTCGCAGCGGTGATGGGCAACCACGGACGCATGAGCCGGAAACCTCGAGCGAAACTCCGTGCCAGAACCAACTTTGACTGGCTGTTGGCCAAGATGATTGAACGCCACCTCGGCTCCGACAAACGGTTCACATTCCAGGTGGGCGAGAACACCGACTGCCTGATCCCGATCTACAACACTCACCATCTGCTCACCCACGGCGATCAAGTGTCCGGCGGTGGCGGTATCGGCGGTATCTGGCCTCCGATCATGCGGATGCGAGCGCGGAAAGCCCAGCGAGCCAACGACACCGGAACCCCGTTCTCCACCCTCTGGATGGGGCATTGGCACCAGTTGATCCAAACCCCCGGCCTGATCGTCAACGGAAGCCTGAAAGGCACCGACGAATACGCATGGGTGTCCAACTTCGGGCATGAACCACCCCAGCAGGCTCTTGCCATCGTCACCCCCGAACATGGCATTACGATTCAAGCACCAGTCTTCAGCCTCGACAGGAAGAAGGAAAAGTGGTGAAACCGGTTCTCGTCATTTGGCACGACGCCCATGCTGGAACATCCCAATGGACTCGGCTTGACGAGATGGAAGACGACGGCCCGTATGAGGTTCACAGCGTCGGATTCCTGTTGGATAAACGGACAGGCGGCAAAGCCAAACACGTCTCCATAACCCAATCGTGGACACCGGAAGCGTGTGTAGACTCAGTCCTTCACATACCTGTCAAGATGGTCCAAAAGGTCATCAATCTTCTTGAGGTCGCAGATGAACATCAGCATTCGATTGGCGCGAACCATCCACAAGTTTCTGACTCGTTGCACCCCTCGAGGTCTTGAAGAAGAACAAGAACTAGCAGAAACGATTCAAATGCTAGAGAAAATGCTGTTTCGCCCCACGAAAAAGTGACGGTGTAATCTGATGCGGTGAGATATGTACCGCGCCTAACCGTCCTGATCGTATGCCTGCTGGCATGGGTTCAGCCTGCCCGTGCGGAAACGATCACCGTCACCGGCCCGACGGACATCTACTTCTCGTTCGACGAGCCGTCAGTCTTCACCATTCGCACCTACGCCATTCAGAACGGCATTGACTCGATGCTGTGGCTGTACGACTCCGACGGTGTTCTCGTCGCCCAGAACGACGACTACTACGGGCTGGACTCGTACCTGAATGTTCCTGTCCAGCCGGGGCAATACCGGCTCCGCACGGGTGTCTGCTGCGGAAACCCTGACGCCTGGTACGGGTCGTCGTACACGCTGGACACCGCCACCGCCCCTGTTGCCCCATCCACCACCACAACCAGCACAACCAGTACCGTTCCAGAAACAACGACCACCCTGCCCGAGGAGACCACCACAACATGGCCGGAAACAACAACATCCACGACATCAACGACGACAACTACTACTACTGTCCCCGAAACGACTGTCCCTGCCACGACGCCCCCGACGGAACCCTCCACGTCCACTTCGTCTCCGACAATCCCAACGACCTCTACAGTCGCGCCATCAACTACTACGACCAGCTCTTCGGCACCTACGACAAGCCTCGCATCGCCGACCTCGACGACTACGATCCCGCCTATCTTGTCGCCTACCTCGACGCCTACCTCCGAGCCAGAGCCAACCACCCCACCAACCACCGTCCCGACGCAGAATGAGGCTCTGACCAGCGTCTTAGCAGACCCCACCGTTTTTGACGACCTGTCAGAAACTGAGGTAGTCGAGTTGATCGCTGAGATCGCCGGAGCCGACCTGACCGACGAACAAGCCGCCGAACTGTCAGCCGTCCTGTCGGAAGCACCCGACGACGTGAAGAAAGAGTTTGAGTCCCAAGTGGACGTGTTCTCCGGCCAGTTTGATACCTACGTCCCTGTCGGGTCTGTCGTCCCTGTGGGGACGCGCCGAACCCTCGTTGCGGTAACTGCCACCACAATGGTCGCTATCCCCACCCCAACAAGCAGGAGAAACAAATGAAGCGAATCCCCAAGATCGTCATCGAGACCGGCGTGATGGCTGGTTCCCTCGGACTGGTGTTGATCACCCTGTCCGGTGAAACTCGGACACAGGCTCTCATCATCTCGCTAGCCAGCATCGGCTTCTACATCGGTTCGCAGATGCTGTCCGACGACTAGACTGTTGCCATGACTTTGACGCGAAAGGCACTTTCCAGCGCAGTTCTGGTGCTAGTTTGTGCCGTATTGAGCCAATGTTCAGATAGGTACAGGTACCCTTGTGACAACCCAGCCAACGCCGGAACAGCCGAATGTCAGGGAACGGATGTCTCCCCGACCCCGTAAAGAACGCATGACAGCCGAAGAGCTGGACGCTCGACTCCGGTACTACGTCGGCATCGGGCTGATCGTCATCGTCGGCCTTATCGTCGTCACCATGCTGTGGGGACTGCTGTTCGTCGTACAGCCGTTGGACGCCCAATCACCCAACGACAAAGCGATGCTTGAAATCCTCGGCCCGATCTGCTACACCTTGGTAGGTGCCGCCGTCGGCATCGTTGCCACAAGAGGCAATCGCAAAGACAACTGACAAGGAGCCTGCCAATGCCCACCGTCCGAGCCACACTCGTTCTCGCTATCAGCGTCGACCATCTGCCACCGGAGATTCCTGGCTACAAGTCACCCCACGAAGGTGACGAAACCCCTATTTCTGGGGGCGAACAAGTGGTTTACGACGTGATGAAGACCTTGCAGGAAGTCCTCCCCGACAACGCCTATATGTTCGTTCGGGCAACAACTGTGGACAACTGACCAGAATCACCTGCTAGCGTTCTCAGAATGGGACGCAAATACACAGGATTCGACGGCAACGCCTCCGGCAAACGAGCCGGTCTCGAGAAGTTCGTTGAACTCACCATCAAACATTTCAACAACGGCGTGTGGAACAACGGCACATGGTCGGTTCGCAACATGAACAACCCGAACCTCGCCACCCCGAAGCCGTCCGTTCACGGCACAGGTCGAGCCGCCGACCTCTCATGGCGCAAGAACAAGACCAAAGGTTTCGGTGACTACGCCGTCGCCTGTCAGGTTGTGGACTTCTGGGTTGCCAACGCTGAACTGTTCTTGGTCGAAGAAATCCACGACTACTGGCCTGCACCGCACGGACGCGGATGGCGTTGCGACAGATCAGTTTGGACGACCTACAAGAAGCCGTCCATCGGATCAGCCCCCGGCGGCGACTGGTTCCACGTCGAGATCGCACCAGCCCATGCCGACGATCCGGCCTACTACGAGCAGGCGTTCGCTAGCCTCGGAGGCGCACCAGCCCCCGCACCGGCTCCGGCTCCAGCCCCTGAAGGTGGTCTGAAGTTCGACTATCCGGGCAAGCCGGTCAAGCTCGGCTCCAAGGGTCCCGAAGTGGCGTTAGTTCAGGCTGTCGTCGGTGGTGTCAAGACTGACGGCGACTTCGGCCCGAAGACTGAGCATCGCGTCAAAGAATGGCAGTTCGCCCACAACGAGGCTGCCGACGGCATCGTCGGGCCGGTCACCTGGAAGAAGATGTTCGGCTGATGGAAGCGGTGCTGGTCGCCCTGATCGGTGGTGCTTTCACCATCGTCGCCATCCTCGTCGAGAAGGGTCGCAAAGAGAACCAGCGTGACCACAACAACGTGATGGATCGCCTTGATCTAGTGTCCTCGGAGATTCGCAAAGACATTCGACAGGTGCGCTATGACCTGACCGATCACATCAATGGCCCAACACACAGCCCAGCACCTGCTAAAGTGGTGCGGAAACGACCGAAGGCTGGACAGCCGTAGGACTCACCGGAGACTTCTATGGCCTACGAATCAACACGCGCCTACTACGACAAGCAGGCACAACTCGCCAAAGAGAATGCGGACATCGCCTACAACATGGCGTTGGCTGACCTTGGTCGCCGGTTCGGTGTCGCCAATCGCCGTTTGGAAACCAACCTAGAGTCTCGAGGCATCCTCCGTTCCGGTGAAGCGAATACGGCGCGAACGGAGATGACCGCCGAAGAAGAAGCCGCCAAGACTGCGGCAGAGATGACCAAGCTCGGTGCGTACAACCAGGCTGACATGACTCTCGCTGGACAGTTGGCCGCCCTGCAAGCCGGTAGCGGATCGTCCGGTAGCACACCTTCTACGAC